GTTCTGGACCGGTCGCACAGCAATCTTGAGTGACGCATTCGCAATAATAGGACACATCGTAGTCCTGCGCCCAGGCGATGCAATACTCAATCTGCTCGCGGGTTGGTCCGTTGCAAAGCAGCTTGGCGCTCCCACCACAGAATGGACACGGCGCTATAGTGGCACTATCCATCAGCGTCAGGCTCCATCATCCTGGAATTGTGACCAGTAATCCGACGCCCATTGGTCCTTGCTGAGCGGCTCGTGTTTGATTCCGCGAGTCTCATTGTAGCTTTTCAGCTGCCCCTCGTACTTCGCATAGGCGTCCTTGGATTCCTTCGGCATGGTGTCGAAGGTGAAGCGCTGAGCGGTCCGTCGTGTCGGCACGGATGCGGAACTCGGCGTGACCGAGGCAGGCTCCTGACGTCGGTCGTCCGGGTCGTGGCCATTGGCCACGGTCGCGCGGAACTTGTCCGGGAACCGGGCGCGCAGTTCCTGTTCGACGTGCTCGATGTGCTCGGCGAGGGGCACATTGGGCTGCGTTGCGCGCAGGCCGGCCAGTACGGTATCCGTATATGCCATCATGATCTGATCGCGATCGGTGCGTTGCTGCGATGGATCGTACCAGCGATGGGTTTCGAGAAACCGCTTTACCGCCGGGTGATTGGCGTCGCGATGATCCTCGACAGGTCCCGGCGGCGGAGTCGTCGTCGTCTCGCGGCGCGGGACAACAAGCGGCGTATCGGCTGGTTTCGTCCGTTCAAGTTCATCGCGCTGCGCATCGAGGCGAGAGAAAGCAGCTGCGTCGCCCGAAGCGACAGCCTTCTCCATTTCGGCCTTGATATCGCGCTTCGCCCGTTCGTAAGCCCGCTGTTCCGACGTGCGCATCATCTGCGTCATGGTAGCAACGGTCCCGAGTGCCTCGTCCAGTTTGCCGCCAAGTTCCTGCCGGGTGCGATCGAGCATTCCTTCGGTACGCGAAAGGCGACCCGCCAGGACGTTGTTGCGTTCGGCCAGAATCGCCGGAGTTTCGATTCCTCGCGCCATGAACGTGTCGGCGGGAACCCATTTGGCTGGATCACCTCTGAATTCGGCGAGCGGCTTCCAGCCCTGGACGCGGGCAACGGCTTCGACCGCCGGGTCGGGCGGCGGCGGTGGGGCGGTATCGGTGACAGTTGTTTCGGAATCGCTCATGCCAGCACCCAGTTGTCGTAAGCCGACTGATTTTTGAAGACCAACCATCTCCTATTGTTTGGACCTCCAAACATCTTGACATAAATCGGCTCTACACCTTCTTCGGCCCAAGGGTTATAAAGCGGGTCATCCAATGGCACCCATTCCCAGGTCTTGCCTATAGTGGCGTAATGCCGAGCCTCTCTCGTTGTTTGCGTTTCAGACATTATTCGGCCGCCTCCATGACCGCCATTGGTTCCTCAATTCCAGAGATCGAACGATACTCCATGACCCGGTACATCAGGCCGTCACGACCGATGTGCTCGGAGCCAGCATACTTCACGAAGAATACCCGATCGCCCGGTTCGGGTTTTTCCGATGTCCATTCGAACTGGCCGCGGCTGTCCCACAGGAATGCCTGCGCACCTACGGACACCAGCACGCCGGTCGTCGCGGCGGAAGCCTGCCGGTCGCGTGCCTCTTCCGGCAGTAGGATGCCGCCTTCCGTTTCAGCCGGGGCCTGATCTGGCAGTACGACGACCTTGTCGCATAGCGCGCGGATGCCCGATTCGTTTGTGCCGGTCCATGCTGCGGCGCCGTAGGCACCGAACTGCGTGAGAATGAAGCGGTCCTGCATTAGTTTCCTTCCGGCCCTTTCTCCGAGATCACCAGCCTCGCCGTGACGAAACCCAGATCGATCTGCATGATTTCGGCCAACGGCGACTGTGTGCGAAGCAGGCTGCCCTGGTCCATGGCGAGATAGGTCGTCGACACAAACTCAGGCTTCGACCGCCAGTAAAGATGCGTGCCTTCGACTTCGGCAGCATAATCACGGAACTCATCGAGCCACCACTGCGCCGCCAGACCTTCGCTGCCGAACAGTACCGGCGCTGTTGCCAAAGGCTCTCCGCTGCCGAAGCTGGTCAGTGTGACGTACGGCTCGCCGCATGGAGCTAGCATCATGTCCCGAGGTCCGTCGCCACGATACCGCCCGTCCTGGTCGACGTAGTCGACGGCCATGCCGATCTCGTTGTGAACGGTGAACCGTTCCTCGGCCTGGGAGATGGCTTCGGCGAGGGTCACGAGAACTTCTCATCGACAAGGCCTGTAGCCTCAAGGGCAACGCGGACCTCCATCGCGTAAAGCTTCCAAGCCGCGATTGTTTGATGGATTATTACATGCCCTTTTGGACCGATCTCATTGTGCAGGTAACGAGCGACGTGCAGATCGGGATCGACGCCTTCGAATCGACAAATCGCCCGGCATGCTTTTTCCACCATTTCATCCGTAATGATCACCCCCGCGCCTCCAACCCGTAAAACACCCTGACCTGCTCGAGGCTGAGCGCCTGCAAAAACTGCGCGCCGATCAGCGCACCGCGCTGCTGCTGCTCCCACTCCGGCGTCATTCTGAGATTGGCCCATGCGGCAAGGACCTGAGCCTCGATGTCATGCCGCAGGTCCGCCAGATAGCGGTTGAGCACCAGGTCCGTTACCGGGTTGTGGCGCCATAGGCCCCACTGTTGAGGTGTCAGTTCCGCCAGCAACGGAGGGACCTCCCGGTCCGGCCGGGGACTGGAGTCCGCCTGTATCTGCGGCTGATAGGTCGGCGACTGCGCCAAGTTCTGCCTTCATCTTCTCGATGTGCGCCTCAACCCACCCCAATTGCACGTCGTTGTCAAGTTTCCGGACCTGCGCAAGGAACAATTCCGACTGCGTAAGCTCTTTGATGATCAGCGCCTTGTCGTGCTGCTCGCGGAGCATCAGATCGATCATCTCGCGCTTCTGCCGGATATCCAGTTCGCGGGCCTTCAGCACGAACCGCGGATCCGGCTGCGGGGGCGTCTGGTTCATGTAGGTGTCAGCATCGGGAATCGAGGCCGCCACAAATGCGTCATGTATGATCTTCTGGCCATTCACCCGCGGGTCGTCCTTGAATCCGAGCAGGAACTGCGCCCGGCCAAGCCGCTGCATGTCAGTGACCATTTGCGGATCGGAGATCGGCTGGACGCCGGCGCCCTTCTCGTAATCCGCCCGGGTGATTTCCTTCCAGTCATCGCCGTCCTGGTACTGAAACGACCGCGCGCCATAGACCCGGTTGAGCCGGTACAGCTTACGAAACTCATAACCGAGCGAGCGGTGGATCCGCTTATAGATTGCGCTGAACACCTTCAGACCTTGCTCGATCACCGCGAGCGTGGTGATGCCGGAGGTGTTATCGCCGGGCATATCGCCGACCATGACATCCTTGACCGAGGCGACACGCTCGCCGGCCTCGACCAGGAATTCGAGCAACTGCATCAGGATCGCGTTTGGGCCAGGGAAGGGAATCGGGAAGACATTGTCCCGGATCGTCCCTCCGATTGCGTTGACCGGCTTGTACTCGCCCATCTGGAAACGGACGTTCCCGGTGTTCACCGAAAGCCCCGAACCGATGAAGCCGCCGCCGACGATCTGAAGGTGACCCGCGTCGAACATCTGATTCAGCGTGGTGTTGACCGCCTCGTTGATCGGATAGAGCAAATGCCCGAAACCGAGATCATAGACCTTCGAGTCCGGCGAAGGAATGAAGCCGTACTTGGTATAGATTTCGATTTTATCGATCTTCCGGATCCTGCCATCCGAGGTCCAGTGCACGCCCTCCATTTCAAAGCCGGCGGTGATGCGGGCCAGTTTACCGGAGTCGCGCGCCACGGTGACGATGTACGGTTCATCGTAGCCATCGCCATCGAGGTCATAGCGTCGATGCTGCTCGAGGAATGTGGTCGGGGCGTCTTCGTCCTGCTGCGCGTTCGGGTCAGACCGGACATCCTGGTTGCCGGCCATGCTGTCGTGACCATATTCTGCGGCGCTCGCGGCGCTCGGGGCGCCTTTTTTATAGTCCACAAACAGCTCGGACCGGATCATCGTCTCAATCTCGTTCGGATAGAGCCGGATCGATTCGGTATGCCGCGGCGCGGTCTCGAAGCTCTTGGCGTAATAATTGACGCACAGCGCCAGCGCGTCGACGGCCTCGGAAGCATTGCGCTCAAGGGATGGGTTGAAATAACTCTTGCGGAAATAGGTGCCAACAATCGGCAGCGCGACCAGCAGCGTATCGGTCTGCGGCTCCCACTCTTCCTGCTCGTTCAGCAATTGCCATGACATGTGCCGGCCGATCTTGTCGGCGCGCTTTTGCTTTTCGCCGGGCGGAACAAGCCAGGGTTGCGGTTGGCCATTATTGGCCGGCCCCATCCCTGGCATGACGGTCCCGGTGAAGGGCATTCCTGGTCCCTGTGGCGCCCCGCCGTTCGGGGCCTGCTGCTGGATGAATTGCAGGAATGCCGGATTAGGAATGCCATTGTCATCACCGATGACGGTACCCTTGACGACGCCGCGGTCGCGGATGATCGCCGGATAGGCGCGTGCCGCAAACTGAATGGCGGCCGTCGTCATCAGCGGATAGATGACGTTCGATGCCTGGGGCCAGGGATACGTCTTCTGCTCCGCGATCTGAAGCGCGAAGTCCAACCATTTGCGATACTTGTCTTTCCAGTCGCTCCGGCTGTTGTCGTCAATATCGAAATCGTTTTTCACCCGCGCAGCCAGAGTTTCAAGTTGGTCGCTGACCTCCGGTTCGTCGGCGATGTTCTTCGATCGAACCCATCGTTCGAGCTGTGCGCGGTGTGCAGCATTGGGCTCTGGAACAGCCGCCGGACGCGGCATGAATTGCGCCGGGTCGGGAGGCGTGCTGGCGCCGAGTAACGGCGCAAGGGCGGCGCTCACCTCCTCTGCTCCCATTTGCCGCACCACTGATGCGGTTGAACCACTGGAAACTGCGTAAACGATCGCGGCATGACACCCTGGACCGGCTTGCCATTCGGTCCGAACGTGACCTGCGGCACCAGGAACATGAACACTGAGGGAGGCGCTGCGCGGCAGACGAGATCTTCACCCTCTTTGGCGCTCAGATGACACGCGGCGCATGCGCGTTGATCGCGCTTGCTGAGCACAATGCCAGGACGCAGAATCGCTGCTTGGAGCTCGGTCAGAACAGGGCTGTCCGGATCGTCCATCATTGCACCTCAATAACCAGTGATCGACGATCGGCGTCCCAGGGAGGGCGAGTCGTAACCGCGCTCATCAGCCGTGCGCTCCCCCCGATAAAGTGCCGCGCCGAACAGTCTTGTGCCAGCATAACTGAGTGCGTCGCAAGGATGGCTATAGGCATCCTTTTCGGGACTGGCCGTGTATCGTTCGCCGCTGATCCGCATTTTCCGAAAGTGATAGCCGCCCATCATACCGCGGCGCAACGTCTCGCATCTTCGATGCAGCACAAACTGCGGCCGGCCGTCAATTAACGTCCGAAGTGGCTTGCGAACCGATTCCAGTCTGATCTCCAATGTTTGGAGCCCTGGCTCTATCGCTATTCCCTTTGCGTGGAGAATCTGAAAACAAGTGGTCTCATCGGTCTGAGCGCGCTGCATCCCTGCTGGGTCGCCGACATCCCAGAACTCGCAGCGTGGGTAATATCTGGCCGAGTGTTCGAGCACCTCGTCAGAGAACTTGTCCGCGCCCATCGAGGTCGAGATCAGTTCATCGAACACGATCCACTGACCTTTGGACGTGATCTGCGAAAAAATGCACGCCGGCGTGAGCCCAAAATCCCAGCTCCGCACGATCGGCAGTGCGGGAGTAGGCTTTGGCCACTTTTCTTTTTCTTCAGGACAATGGATCTGGTCGACATACTCCGGCCAAACCGGTTTACCGTCGGTGGTAAAGCCATATTCTCCGTCAATGTAAACCTTGATCCACTCAGGATCCTTCCCAATCGCCAGTCGCTGATAATAGCCCTCGGCCAGGTTGGCCAGGTTCTCTGCCTGGGGCGAGCGGCCCGACGGCTGTCGAAACAACTTGCGATATGTATCAACGGTCAGCCCTGGCACGATCTTCTCCAGCGCTGCAACGGCGTCGGCATGATCCTGCTTCTCGAAGAACTTGTACCAGTCACTGTCCACGTCCGGCGGATTGGTATCGGCCCACAGGCCGAACCAGTACGGTCCTGTGTCAGCCTTGCGCGGGAACCGACCCAGACGTCCCTGGATCGCGTTGAAAACAGCCCAGTTGATTTCGCGTGCCTCGTTGATCCAGGCCCCGGTCAGTTCGAGCGAAAGCAGATCCCTGATCTGATCATCCCGGTCCAACGCCCGGAACATGATTTCGATCTCGGCGCCCCGGTCATCCCCCGGCGCCCGCAGCCCTCGGATCGTGTAATTGTGCTTCGATGGCACCCAATTGCCGCCAACATGCTGCGGAACGAGCCACTGAAGGACCGTCCGCTCGGTCGTATCTTCCAGTTGCTTACTTGTATTGCGCACCACAGCCCAGCGGCTGCGCCGGACCCCATCACTGCCGGGAGGCGCCTTTAACGCGCGTTGGGCGATCTCGATCGCGCAGGCGGAACTCTTTCCGGAGTTACCTGTCACAAAAATAGTGTCCTGGTAACGCGCAACAAAAAATCCAGTCGGCACCTCGAAGCAATACTTCTTCCCGTCAACCGTGGGAATCGCCCTGATTTCGGTCATCTCGCGAATTGACGCTCGGTTTTTCGAGTTATCCGACTGGCGGATGTAAACGGTGTAGCCTGGCTTCCATCCTTCCTGTTGGTAATCCTTGCGTCGAATAACAGCGCGCCGACCGGTTGCATGGCTCGCGAACTGAATGAAGTCTATGTCCGGCTTATTGGTCGAGAAGAACCTCGCCTCATCGTATCCAAAAAGACTGTCCCAATATTGAATCTCATCCATGACGACTTCCAGCTGAGAATACGACATCGCATACCATTCAACCGGAAAATGCTTTTGGCGATCGGGTGGATAGAAAATGAAGTTTGTTTCCGTGGGGCGTCCTTCGTAACAGCGCTCCGTAAACTGGATTTCCATAAGACTGAGAATTTCTCGGACGCGTTGCTTCTTCCGCTCTTTCCGAACGGTGACACCCACCTGACGCCCCTGCGGTCGAAGCCAGCCATCCGCCTGCATCATGACCTGATAGCGAATTCCGGCATCGGACAATTTCAGACCGTCCTCTGGTGCCTTGAATGTCGTTGGGATGGTTTTCCGGGTGGTCGATGCAGCGATTTGCGCCGCTGTTGCGACTTTGAAGTTGCCGCGGTAATCCCAGTGGGGAACCCGATGCTCAGGCGATAAAGCCATCTTGAGCGTCTTGTTGTCGAATAACAGCAACTCGTCTGCCGCTTCGACGATGTATCGAGACGGTGCCGTCCACGAGGCGCCCTCTGGATGCCACTGGAGGAGCCAATCACCTTCCTGGAAGGCATCCATACGCTTCCATCCGGCCGGCGTCAGAAATTCCGTGTCAGCCGAGAGACAGCCAAAAGGCCCCTGCAGGCCGCGGATAAAGGCGTCGCTGTCAAAAAAAGCTCCAATCGTCGGCATGTCGGAGCAGTTGTAGACGGTCACGGCATTTCAATCGAGCGGCCCGTTTTCGGCCGCTGTCATGATCCGATGCTCCATCAGACGAATGGCACCCAATAATTCTGTAAGAGTCTTGTCACCAAGAGCGTACGCGCTGCCTGTTGAAAGGTCTTGACCGACGGTCGCAATGGCAACCGAACCTATTTCACCATTTCTGGCGCGTTGCAGGATCTGCTCCAGACATGTCACAACACGGTCCTGACGGGCACGCCTCATTTCTTCCATGGCGTAAATGATCTCGGTCATGGATGATGCGCGTGCGCCCCGTGATGATGCGCCGCCCGTTGCCCCAGCTTCGGAGCACCGAGTTCGTGCGCCCGCTTGTTGATCCAGCGCCGCGCAGCCGCCGGGTTTTTCGCCCGGCCGACGTCATGCTTCGCCCGCGCCAGATCGGCCCGGTCGTTGATCGGGAAGCTCCCGCCCTTCATCGTGTGGCCGGCTTTCTGCGACGAGCGACGGCTTGCCGCCGTTACGCCACCGCTCGGATTGAATCGCGTTTTCGCCACCCCCACCCCTCCAATCGCCTTCGGCGCGTTACCGGTCGTGATCACGGCCATCAGTGTAGCCCGGCTTCGCGCATCGCAACCAGGACCGGCGAATCGCTGTTGTGCACTCTCATGTCCTGGTTCTCAGGCTTGCAGATTTCTTCATACCCAGCCGCAATCTGTTCTTCCTGCGGACGAACACCATATGCCCTGGCGTATGCAGTAATCAGCCCAGGCCGCATAAGCTGAAAATGGCTGTACCGGGCCATCTAGTGTTTCGCCACCCTCGATCCTCCTGCCAGCGCCTTCGGCGTGTTACCGGTTGTGATCGGCATCAGGGTGCGCCGCCCTTCGCATTTTCCACTTCTGCCACCGCAGATAATTGGCGTGCCGACATTGAGCAATCCAACGCAATCGAGGATGGAGCGTATCCGCCCACTCGTCGTACGCGCCTCGCTCGATGAGAGAAGCAAACTCCTGCCAGGCGACCCCGAGCAAGGAAAAAGAATAGCGGTTCACAGGATCACCTCTCTCGCGTTCCACATCGCCTGCGCCAGGGAGCTAACCGGAGACAATGGCGAATAGACGCGCGTGTCGTCATGCGGATTGGCCACCATAAACTCAAGCCCGGCGAGGATTTGCTGCTCTGACGGTCGCTTCCCGAAGACATGTGAATAGTGCGCGATCAGACCGGGTCTGAACATCAGGTTTTGCTGTTGAGGCGTCACGGCATTACTGGTGCCAGGGGGCGGAATCGAACCCCCGACCTGCAACTTACAAGGATGCTGCTCTACCAACTGAGCTACCCCGGCATTTGGCGTCACGGCAATAGCCTCGTTCGCCCCGGAATCGGACGCCGGTCGGTGAACCGCTTCGTCGTGAACGGCTTCACGGTCCGCAGAAACGCCTCCTCCTGCTCCATCGCGCGCCGCTGGCCCTCGGACGGCAGATCAACCAGCGTGTTCAGCCGCTCCTGGATCGTCATCGGCACCGGTGCCGCAGCATCCAGGTTCCAGTTTCCGTCATCGCCGGGATGCTTCTTTGCCATCTTACGTCCCCGGTGAAGGAGCCGGCGCAGGAATAGGCCTGGTCGCTGCCGCGAGCTGCGCCGACAGTTGCTGGTTCATCGTCTCAAGACCCTGGACGGTCGCCTTCGCCGCCGCAAGTTCGTCCTTCAGCGCCTTGATCTCAGCGTTCGCGCCGTTCGTCGCCATCTCAAACTGCGTCTGCAGGCGCTTCATCTGCGCCGCGATGGTCTTCGGTAGATCGGCGGTTTTCTGCTGGTCGGCAACAGCGCCCTTTGCCAGCGCATCCGCCGCCTCCGGCGTCATCGCAAATTCGGAAATCGCCACAGAGACAATCGTGGCCTGCGCCGCCGCCACGCCGGGCGACTGAAATGCACGAAGCACGCCATCGGACGCCATGCACACGGCGCACGCACCATCAGGCGCGACATACCAGAAGACGACGGGGGCGTCGGGCTCCGCGACTTCTTTAGAACCGCTCATTGCATATTCTCCACAACGGCCCTTGTTGCCTCAGTCCATCGGTCGTCCAGCATCTCACGGCAGCTTACCCATTGACCGGCTGCGAACATCATCACGAAAATCGGAAGCGCAGTTTCCATGTCCCATAGGTGCAGTACGCCGTTGCTAACCTCCCAATCCGAAGCAGTGACTGACGCAGTCGTACCGCTTGTCAATTGCACTTCATAGCGCCTCAGGCTCACTTCCGATGCTTCCCCCGCACATGATGCCCGCCAACATGGTGCGGCCTCGTGCCCTTCGGCGCATGGTGGTGCTCGCTGCCGTGATGATGCGGTCCGTGATGACTGTGCGCCGAGGCGTGCATCTGCCCTTCGCCCATATGAAGCGCCGGAGGACCCGACCGATGCGCGTCATGCAGATGCACGCCGTCGTGCTCCATGTGCGCGCCGTGGTTCTGGCCACCACTGCGATTCGCCTCATGAAACGCCATCACACCAAAATTGCCGCCCATCGGCGAACCACCCTCGCCCATCCGATGCCGCTGGCGCGTTCCCGATTCCCCTGTGATCTCATGGCCGGGAGCGTGTGAGGCGGACTCTGGCATGGCATGCTTTCCTTTCGCGCGACGCTGGATATCAAGTGCGATTGCCACGGCCTGACGCTGCGGCTTTTTGGCCTCGATCTCCCGCCGAATGTTGGTGGATACTGCCTTACGGGAGGCGCTCTTTACAAGGGGCATCGCAGACACTCCTGAACTGCCTCGTGCAACCCAGCAAGCCAGACCACCATTTCAAGAAGCTCCGCGGACGGTTCCTTGGACGGAAGTGGCTCGAACTGCGGTAACTCGCAGCAATCAAAGTCTCCGGTTTCCCAAATGTCCTCCATCCCCTACCCCATCTTGTGAATCGCAACCGTCGCCGGTTCCGAAGACCCCGAACCAACCGCCAGATGCCGCACTGCCGTTACCTTCCCGGCCGCCGCAAACTGCTGCGCCACGGCAAACGGCCCGAGATGCCCGGGACGCGTCACAATCTCAACCCGTCCATCCGGCCGCTCAAGCACAATCCGCGTCCATGCCGATACCTGCGCCATCTCCGAACTACCAATATTTGATTGCGAAATGGGCGACAGCGA